CTGTTTTTAATAAATATTTAAATAAAGAGATTCTAGCCCGTTTTGTTTTTGCTTCCGGATATACAGTAGATAAATTAAATGGTTTGATGGAGAATATATTGTTAAATGCAGATAAAGTTACTTTCGTTGTAGCTGGAGATGATAGTTTTGCATATTGGGGCCCTTTGAGAGAATATTATGGATTTATAACTGAAGGAGATTATAGTGCATACGATCATACTGAAGGTGAAGGTCCCATGTTATTTGGAGATGAATTAAAATTTTTAAAAATGGGTGTTCCAGTTGAGTTTATTTTGAATGATCAATGGGCAGCGAAAAGTCCTTTATATGTGAAAATGCGGAGGAAATATATGAATATGAAGATAAAAGTTCAAGCAGAGGTACAAATGTCTACAGGCATCCCCTCTACTACTAATGGAAATTCAGAACACAATATATCGGCTGGGTTTTATCAAATACAAAATGCAGGAACTGGAAAAACATTAGAGAATTTAGCATTAGATTTGGGATTCATATTGAAAAATAAAATTTATAATTTTGTCTCGAATGCCACGTTTTTAAAAGGTTGGTGGTTATTAGCGACTAACGGGACTTTTGTGTGGTATCCACTTCCGAGTGCGATTTTAAAATTAGGGAAAGTTTTAAATGAACCTCGTAAGATAATGAAAGTGAAAAATTTAGAGATCGCCTTAAAGATGGTTATGTATTCACTGGCTCGGTCTCCGGGTGATATAGTGGAAAGTTATCCTATTTTGGGCCCTTTTATCCATAAGATGTTATCTATGGGAATAGAGAATGATATTAAATTGCAACATAAATATAAAGAATTACAAGTAAGTTCAAATTATTGTCCCCCCAGTTCCCGATTTAGCCTTAAGTGCCATCTATTTACGATATGGAATTACCTCAGAGGAAGTGTCAGATTTTCATTTATTGATATCTCGGATTCACCATGTACCAGTTCTCTTAAATCATCCGATATTAGAGAAGTTAATGTACGATTATATTTAATCCCTTTGAGGCGAATGTATTTAAATATGGAAAAGAAAGTAATAGACAATAGAAGAAAAGGAAAAACCTCTAAGAAACAACAAGAGGCACATTGGCGTAAAAAAGAAACAAAACCAAGAGGACCTCCATTGATGGTTCAAGGACAACCTAATCCTTTTTGGTTACAAGGGGGTTTTGCCAACAAAAATAATAAACCTTGGGCACATTCGCCTGTTACGGTTACTCAAGGAAAAGATGGAGGATTGGAGTTCTCTCGACCTATTACTAAAATGTCAGGCTTGGGCAAATACAAAGCTGGAGCTGCTGGCGAAGATAATAAACAAAGATTGAAAAAACGAGAATATAAAAAACAATTAAAAGAAAGACAAGATGGTAATTGGTGGGATAGCATTTG